AAGTGAAGCAAATTGAACCAGTATCAAGAACAACAGCGTCACCATTTACAAGTCCATGATTAGCGATTGTTAATACTAATACACCATTTGCAGGATTATAAGTTGCATTTGTAGGTGTACCAACAACTGTCTTAGGACATCTAAACTCTAATCCTTTGAGTTTGACTGTATTAGGTCTTTCTAAACCAAATCCATGAACAGTATTTGTAGTAACTGTTATGATTCCAGTAGTGTTGTCATAAGCAGCAGTCTGAATACCAAGATTAAATCCTGAAGATGTACCAATACCAACAATACTTGTTAATTCACCAGCAGCATTTTTAAATGCTTTTACTTTCGCACCGACTAAAGGAGCATATCCTCTACCTGGTGTAGAACCAAGTGATACTATCAAACCTCCTCTTGGAACTTGGTTCTGATTAATATCAAATTCAGATACAATAAAATCTCCATTTGTAGATGTGATACCAGTAAATACCACTGTTGAAATACCAGAGGTTGTGTCTGATTGGAACTCGTAGTTATTTCCAGTGTTATTAAGAGTTAATGGAGTTTGGAATACACCATTAATGAATAAAACACCATTACCTAATCCAATTCCAGAGGAAGTGTTTGCACCACCAACTGTCAGACTGTAAGTTTTACCAATACCTGTAAAATTATCTGATACATCATCAAATAACATATTTGTTGTATAATCACTTCTAAGGAAAGTTCTGCCACTGTAATCTGCTCTTACAAATGGTAAATTAGTTTCATCTCTTCTAGACCTATTGTTACCTTTAGGTGGGTCTGCAAAAAATACTTTACTCTCAACAATATTGAATGAACCTCTATGAACTCTAGCAGTAGCATTTGCTAGGTGAGAAGTTGCTGCGATACCTAATTGACCTCTTTCTACTTTAACGACTGGTAGAGTCGCAATACCAAGTGCTACATCAGTTGCATCGTTAATAGTTCCAGTTGGTGTACTTGAGAATCCAACTTCAGTAACTTTTAGATATTCTTCACCAATTTTAAGGAAATCAGTTGGTGCAACAGAACTAATTCCACTTAATACGAACTGTGATAAACCGATACCAATACCATTATTATGTGTGAATCCATCAAAAATTCCTAAATTATGTGTTATTGATGTAAATGTGATTGGTTGTTGTACAACTCCATCTAATCCAATAATTGTTTTAGTTAACTGCTTTCTCATTGTTAACTTGTGAGCATTACCTGCTCCAAGTCCTGTAAATGTAACAGCAGCACCAGTAGCAACATACTCAGGTCTTGTGAATAACTCAAACCTATTTTCATCTAATACTTTAGCATAAACAGTTTCAGGTAATATTGTTGTTACTACTCCAGCAATATTTGCTGTTGCACCAATTGAGACTGCTGTGCCAGCAATACCAATGAATGTTGAATCTGGTTTATATGTTAATTCTTCATTTGTATTGAAGAAGTGACTTGGAATTTCAACTGTTCTTGTTGCAGTGCTTATAGTTCCTACAGGATTAAAAGTCTTTGAATATATTGGTATTTCATTATGCTTTAGTACAAAATCTTTTTTATTTGCTCTAAGTCCAGCAGCACCATCATAAGTTGATAAGAAAACTCTTTGATCAACTGTACCATACTTCAAGTCTGGTGGTGTATTTTCAAAATCACTTGCAGTATATAATATTTGATTGTATGATTGTACTTCAATTAGTGATTCAAACTCAGAATCTGGATAGAATTTTAAGTTAATATTATCTCCACTTATTTCACCTCCAAATGTACCAATACCAGTAGTGGAACCAGCAGATACGAATGGATATTGAATAGTAACAACATCATCAGCATCTCTAATATTAATTACCTGATGAACTGCAGATGTATCACCACATGATACCCTTACAACAGATTTAACACTTGAATCAATTAATTTATTGATTGTAGTGTATGTTATTGGACTTGATGTTCCAGTTACATAACCAGACTCTAATCTAGCACTTCTTTCAGCACCAGCAGGTTGTCCAGCAACAGAGAATCTGTATGTTCCAATACCCGATGCAGTTGAACCTAATCCAACGATATTTGCTCTAACATCTAGAGTGCTAACTCTATCATTTTCAACTTGCAATTTAACTAAATTATTCTCTACTCTCGCTGTAACAACACCTACAACACTATTACTTAAACCAGACTGAGTATCAACATATGTTTCTGCTATAGTCGTATCAGTGCCATCAAAATCCACCACAACTTCATTGTAATTAATTTCTTTTGTCACACTATCTTGTACAAAAATAGTTGCATATAATGAATTGAAATCATAAGTTGGGACTTCAATTAAAGATGATGTTGTAAATCCAACTGTTGTGCTACCAATACCAGTGTTTACACCTGTTAAATCTATACTTCCTATTCCATTCGTACCAATACCAGTTAAATCAGTATTAAAATCTATTTTTAAGATTTTTATATCATGGTCTCTTGTAAATTTCTCAGTTGGTTCAAATAGTAAATTCTTTGTTCCAGTGGATGTAATCTCAGTGCTAAAATCACCAAGTTTAATATTAGTAAAGTCTGAGTTCTTTTCAAGGATGTAAGCATCATTCTCAGTGGTCAGTGTAACTAATTCTGAGAACTGTACATCAAAAGTATCTGGGTCAACTATTTGAATTAGATAATTACCGAAATCTTCAACTAATGGTTCAATAACAGTACTTGTACTTTCAAAACCTTCACTAGAGAAGTTATCGCTTATATCATCATGTAGTAGCACTCTATTAGTTTTACATCTTGTAAAGTCTGTAAGAGTTCTATTTTTAAGTGTTAGGAACTTTGATCCATTAACTCTAGTATCAAAATCTCTTGCAAAATCAAAATTATTAATTGCATCAACTCTCTGCTTGTCATTTAACTCAAGCACGTTACCTACATCTAACACAACAACTTGGTCAGATTCACGAACCTCTCCAACACCAACTGTAATATTAGATGTAACTGTAGTATCAGCAAAGTTCTTTAATCCTGAAGGGTGAACTAAACGATTTACTGGGTTTACAAATTTTTCCCATTCAACTGAACTCTTAATTGTATATGAAAGATTTTGGTAATAATCGTTGTCAGGAATAACCTGATAGTCTTCATTGAGTTTACCAATGTCATCTAACCATCCATAATCTTGTCTATTTGAGAAATCAGTATTAAATTTGGCTTGATTATCAACAATACTTGTTATTTCAGCAGATACATTACTTAGTTCACCCTTAATTCTATCACCCTTCTTAATCTTGTACTTACCATCAATCTTAATATAATCGTTTCTTACTTCAATCACTTTTAAATCAGTAATGACATCACCAATTATTAATGTTTCTTTTAATTCAAAAACACCTCTAGATTGTACTGGTTCAATTACTGGATACTTTTTCTTATTAACTAAGGTTGCATAACCAGATTGGAATGTTTTAGCAATACCAGGATTAGTTGTTACACCTGCTGTACTAAACTTTAATACACATTGCGTACCAGCAGCGTAGTCAATAACATCAAAGAATTGATAATTATAATTTTCAGAGTTATATCCAGTGCCCTCAACTGTTGTATTGGTTGATATTCCACCTTGTGTAGAACCAAAACTTACTTCACCAACTCTTTGTATACCTTCAACATATACTTCGTCACCGACTGCAAATGGTTGTTCGTCAAATCCGTTGATAGGAGTTTCTAAGAAACATGTAACAACACCTGAATTACTGATTTGTAATGAGTTGATTCCAACTCCATTAGAGTTGTTTATTGATATAATCTTATGGACAACTGAATCTAATCCAGTTACAGGTGATAAAACATCAACTCTGGATATCGTTTGGTTAGGTGTGAATGGTTGTAAGGATAAATTATCAACTACAGTATTAGTGATTGGGTTGAATACGATTAAGTTTGGTGTACTCATGTAGTCAGCACCACCACTCACGATGTTCACTGAATCAATAATGTCAAGATTATCAATATTAACAACAGGTGAGATGAATGCTTGTGGACTTAGAGTTTTATCAGATGAATATTCGTATCCGAAATCAACAATTCTTATCTTTTTAATCCTTCCAATTGATCTTGATGATGCAATTATATTAGCATCAGTACCATTTTCACTGTTTACAGATTTAAATTGTGGTAATTTTTTATAGTTAAATCCTGGTGATAAGATTCTAAAGTTCTTAATTCCACCATGAACATTTGTTGATTTTGTAGAGTATTCAAGGTTATCACATTGGTCATCAGTATATGATAAAAATTCAGGTACATTTGGAGAGAATTGGAAAGTATCATCAGTGACGTTTGATATTTTGTATTCTCCATTATATTCACTATCAATAAATCTAATTTCAGAATAATTTTGTACCTCAGTGTCAGCGGTGCTAATATATCCACCTTTTGTTAATCCATAATATAATGTAATCGGTGTTGATGCAGAACACTGAAGTGTGAGTGCAGCACCCACTGGATCTGTATTATTAGTTCCAATACCTATTGTTCCTGCAGTTCCTACATTAAATACACTACTATCTTGTGAACTTAAGTACTCATTAGTTAAGTTTTTATCATAAAATATTTTGAAATCAAAGTCCGCTAATGTTGTGCTTGAAAGACCAAATGTTAATTTAGAATTTTTAACCACATCTATTCGTGGATTGATTAATGATATTGTTTGTGTACCACCAGTATTCGCAGTTATTGGTGCCACTATTATTGGATTTGCGTTCAGATCCTGAATCGTTTCTGAAAGTTGGAATCTTCTACTACTTACTCTATTAACAAAGTATTGTCCAGTGCTTAAACCTGTTGCAGAACCGCTGTAGAATACCTTGTCACCTGTTTTAAATCCATGTTCAGCAATATCAATTTGATTTGTTTCAACGTCAGAAGCAGTAAATGTGATTGGATTTATAATTAATTTGTCAAATTCTGAATTGTAATTCACTGCAATAGGCAATGTGCTTCCAAATCCAACTGAAAGATTTGGTACAACATTAATTTTTACAACATCACCCTCTACAAGATTATGTTTTGTTGTGTTTGCAGCAGAAACATTTGTTGAAACTGTAGTAACGACCTTATCAATATCACCAGTTATTTGTTCTTTGTCTGTTTCAAAGAAATACAATGAAGAGTTAATACCAGCATTAGAACCTTTACTGTAGAAAAATAAACCCTCACTTGTACTTCCTATACCAACTCTTGTAGTTACTAGACCAATATTATTTGGACCTTTGTTGATAACAAATACATCAGTTGAGTTTGTACCTAAAAATGGTAATTTAAATTCTGTAACTAAATTAGTTCTACCAACATCAAATCTATTTGCACCATTTCTCTTGTTTATTGTAAGTTTTTGACCATTTTTGAATGGATGATTTGGAATACGAATTGTTCTTGTGGGTATAGATACCTCTTCAACATTACCACCTATAAATTCTTGAACCTCTATCGCACCACCAGGTGTAGTTCCAACACCAACAGATTGAGGTCCGTTGAAGAAAATAATATTATTAACCTCAGAAGTAAACTTTGTAGTCTGTACTGGGATAGAAATTTGAGAATTTAATACGTCAACTCTTGATCCTAGTGTATGAGCAAAACCAGTATTTCTCTGAACTCTTATAACTTTCTTTGATGGGAATACTTCTATAACCTTAACCACCTCTGGGTCTCCCGCATCACCTGAACCAATCCTTATAGAACCACCAACTGTTACAGTGTTAGGGACGACAGTAACTGAAATATCCTGCACTAAACCAGCACTACTACCAACTGTCATTGATGTTGCTAATACAGTAGATTCTGTTGATACACCAACTTTGAATGAGTCAGTTAGATTAGTAATATTTGTGCTCAATCCAGATATTGAAACTGAATCTTCGTTATTTAATTCAATAAACGGTAAGAAGTTTGCTACAACTTCATTTTCACCTCTCCACTCAAATACAGCACCATTAAATGGAGTTATAGTAGTATCAATTCTAGATATTCCAATACCAACTATTTCACTTACTTGTGCTTTAAATCCTGAACCGTTAGTGCCTTCATCATCAAATTCAGTTAAATCACCAATTTTATAATCTTGACCTGCGTTTAATATTGTTACAGCATCTACATCACCTTTAGTAACTGACTCAATAACTGATAATTGTCTTATTTTTTCATATGACTCTGTAACAAAATCATTTCCTGCAAATGGTTCATCAACATTGTATGGTAAAGTATTTCTTCTTAGACCAGAATTATTAAAATCAAACTCCTGATTTAGAACTTGGTTTTCTTTAATAAAAGGTGATCTGTAAGTATTACCAATAAAGTATGGATAAATTCCTTCTAACTTGTTTGTACCTGTTCCTAATCCAACTGTTGAGAAATATGCATACACACCATTTGGAAATTCAGGAGTTTTTCCAAATCTTCCGTTATGAATATCTAAGTCTCCTGAACCATTAAATATATGATCTTCTACAAAGAAACCAGCTCCATATCCTGTTGGTCTATTATTAACTTTACTAATATCAGCAACATAAGAAGGAGTAATTATTTTTAAATCAGAGTTAATATTATCTGGGTCAGAATAACCAAATGGTCCGTATATTGGATTACCGTCATATGCCCAACCAATGATTGGAGAGTGACCTGTTATATTACTAAATTCACCATTTGAATCTACATTAAATGTATTTTCAAATTTACTTGCAATCTCTTGTGAATAACCTAATATTCCAAATCTTAATGTATCTTCCTTAGTTGATAAGAATGAATCACCAAATCTATGTGTATTGTTTAGTGTTAAACTTCTGACTCTTGCACTGTAAGAGCCGTTCATACCTCTTGAGAATCCTCTTACCTCTGTTGAAACGCTACTGTAACCAATACCACTATTAATAACTATTGCATCAATAACCTGTCCATTGCTCACAACTGGTCTTACTACAGCACCTGCTCCAGATCCTGTAGATGTTACAACTATGTCAGGACTTGAGTTATATTCTCTACCCCTGTTAACAACAGCAACATCAGTAATTCTACCACCTACAATTATTGGTTTGAATTCAGCAAATCTACCGTTTTCAATCGTAACTTTTGGAGTTACTTCTTTATCAAGTATTGTAGAACCATAATTAGTTCCTTCTTCATAAAGATAACCACCAATTAATTCACCTGTGACTACAGGAGTAATAACAATATCTCCAGTTATTGTTGAACCATAAGAAACATCAACATTTACTTTTATTTCTGGAAAATTAAATATTTGGAATCCTTCTCCAGTAGATTTAAAATCAGCAAATTTACCTCTATCATAATTAACTGTTGAAGTTCCACCGATTCCAGCATCTGCTAATTGGAATGTATCATTTGTTAATTTATTAATAATATATGATGTAGCAGTACTTAATCCTTGTATTGGTGTGGTTTCAGCAGAGTATCTTACAATCTGCCCACTTTCAAAACCATGATTTTTAAAAGTAACAGTATCGAGTGATGTTGATATACCTGCAGGTTTAACTCTTAATTTACGATGTGTATATCCAGATCCTTCTTCTAAAACTTTTACAGCAACTAATGTATTTCTGTTTTCTGTTTTAAACTTATGAATACCACTTGCAGCAGTGTCAGTTGATAATCCAACAGTGTTAATTCCTGCTGTACCAAATGTCGCATCATTTTTGCTATTGAATATTCTTACAGTTGATGGGTTAACAACTCTTACAAAGTATGGTGCACCATCAGATAATGTGCCATCCACCTGATTAAGTAAATCAAAGGCAGTACCAATACCAATCGGAGCATTGTTATTTGCACTATAGTATACTAATTGACCATCATCTAAGTTATGTACTGTTTTAAATGTAATAGTTTCATTTACAATATCAACACCACCGTTAAAGAATACGTCTCTACTATCAAATTCAAGTTCTCTGTTTCTTTGACCTAGTATTGGTTGTAAAACACAACCACTTCCATTACCACCAGTTAATGAAATACTTTGTATTGCATCAATATCAAACTCTTGTGGGTCTACAAATACTTCTTTAACAGTTCCTCTAATGATTGGTTCAACTGCTGCTCCAATTCCACTACTCGTTTCTATACCTACTATGGGTGGATTTAATACGTCATATCCACTTCCACCATTTAATAAGTCAACTGATTCTAAAGGACCGTAGTATATTTGGTTATCTGATATTGGTGAACGAACTTGAACACCATTAATTAATATTCCAATATCATTTGTAGGTATATCTTGATTTGAACTAACGAATAAATTTTGATTTAATGGTATTTTTCTTAATATCTTATCTGCCTCTAAGACTCTACTTGAGTGTCTCTGTAGAACAAATCTATGTACATCAGTTGTAGATGTAGTAGGACCAACTTGAATTGTGCTTGCTGAACCAATTTGTGCTGTAGATTGGAATAATCTTACTTTTGTAGTATTCTGACTTGGATCATCTGGTATGACAGGATCTACAAAATATGTTCTTCCAGTATCTAAACCAATAAATCCATCACCATCTGGTTGATATGTAACAGCGTCTCCTTGAATAAATTTAACATTTCTAGAGAGTGGAAAGTTTATAAAACTGTATCTGTCATTAAAAGGATTAAATCCATCTAAACCTGCTGCTGTACCACCTGTTAATGTCTCTTCAATGATGTTAGTTTTTATATCATAACTTGGTAAGGAGTTTGAAGCAACATAACCATCCGCATTTCCATCAACATAAACACTTAATGTATCTGCAATAACATTACCATTACCCTGTGCTATAGGTACACCTGAACTGGATACCTTTTCTACCTTTCTACGAATATCGTAAAGTTGATTTGCGTTTTGTGTAAACCCTGCAATATTAGTTGCAGTGATTTGATTAAGACCTGTATCTATACTTCCAACATCACCACTACCAACTATAACTTGCTCATTTCTTTTTAATATATCAAACCTATCACCAACTTTTAGACTAGATTTATCAATCTTAGTGTTTAACTTGAATGTAGAACTACCAAAGGGGATTTCAACTTGAAATCTTGAACTTGTATTATAAATCCATGAATTTGCAAAAATTTGTTTATAACTCTCACCATCATTCTCTACTTTTTCACCAATATTCTTGACAAATAGATTTTCACCTTCGTTTATAAGACTTATATCAGTTATTGGAACTAACTCCGACAATACACCAGTAATTCTTAAATCAACTCTTTTGTTTAAATCACCATTCTCATATCCAAAAATTGTTTCATCTGCCCTAAGATCCTCTGCAGTCCCTATTCCAACACCAACTCCAGTGCAACCAAAGAACTGATTTATGGATTTAGAGGTATAATCTATGTGAGAATTAGCACCACTAATAATAGTTCCTGTAGTTCCAAACCCTACGGTTGAGTCCACATCAATAATCGTTGCACCAGCAGCTGCTGCATTAAGAACTTTAGTGCTACCTGGCACAGTAAATACACCTTCAATTAGGTCACGGTCACTAAATCCAACAAATAATGCAAGTTTGAAATAATTTTTACCATCTCTTTTTATTATTTCAACTTCTGATACTGATGCATTTGTTGATAAATCAGTAGATTTAAAAATTGTTTGACCAGTTAGGTTCTGTGGTTCTCCAGTTGGTGAGATTAAATCTGCTACAATAACTTCACGACGAATAAACTCTGCGTCAGATGGTTTAATAAGATTACCTTCTAAGTCGAGTATTCTTGAATCTACACCATATAATACTTTAAATAAAATTCTTATTGATTCTTCAATACCTTTAGATTGATAGAATGAACGTGCAAACTTTACAAAGTTACCTACATCTAAACTATCATGAAAATCATTATTTTCTAAACCAGGTAAAAAGGTCTTCTTCATTTTTTTGAAGAATTCCTGTATGAATAATACTGATAAATTTGTTAATGTTGAACCAGATGTATGAGATGCTGCTGAAGTTTGACTAAATGATAAACTCTCTTGATTGATATTAAGTAAAGAGGATGAAATACCTACATTATAACCAGTAACACCACTAAAACCTCTAACACAACCTGTAAACGTAGTTGATGTTATACCTGTGTAAGTTATAATTTCATCATCAATTTTTAGTAATCCATATTCAGATGGAAATCCCTTAGTGCTAGGAACAGTTATTTCAGTATCATCAGAGTCTATTGCAGTTGTAATAGTTGTAACACCCACAACTACTTCAGGAACTAAGTTATCAACCTTTAAATATTGGTCAAGATTAGTTATTAAATCTTGAGGACCTCCTTGAAACTCCTGAGAGATATAGTATTGTTTAAAAAACTCAGTAGCTTTAGGAAAATCAGTTACCAAAAACTCAGGTAACTGATTCTCAATAATGGTATTGACTTGTATTCTTTTGTCAATTTGTGACATAAATTATTTCCTCTCTAAATCTCCGTTAGAGTAACTTGATGTGTAGTAATCTCTCTGGAATACGACTCCTGATACATCTTCTCCTGATGCAATTACGTCCTTCACAGTATTTATTGTGCTTTTCGATACGTCAAAATTGAGATACAAATCTTTCAATCCAACAACATCATTTGATTCTGGGAATGCTTGAACCTCAATAATATTGTTATCACTTACAGTTGATGTTATATTGATTGTATTAAGGATAACTTCTCCTTTTTTATAATCAACAACTCCAGCATCTTTCATTAAAACACGCTGCTGATTCTTATTATTTTTTGAAACCACACTGAGTGTACCCATATGACTGCCATCTAAGTTGCCAGATGCATTTTTATTTGGTACATCAGTGATGTATGCAACATCATTGTAACCACTGATAGTAAAACCAGTGCTCTTTATATTGTATCCAGCAGGATTTATATTAAAACGATTACCAAAACAAAGTTCATATTGAGCAAATTGATTTAATAATGCCTTCAAATCTCTCCTTATGATTACTTTTGTAATGTTAGAAGTAATACCATTATCAATACGGTCTATCAAAGTGCTTACTTTACTATATTTAAATCTTCCACCAAATTTATTTAACTCAACGTTTGATGCATAATTATTCAATCCAGCAACGACTGCAGTTTTTAAATTGAATGAAGAATCAATTTGTGCTGGATTATAGTAGATGTTTGAATTTATCTCTACATATAGTATTTTTAAATCAACTATTTCTGAATTAATACCAGCGATAGCGTAACTCTTGAGTTTGTTTTTGATTTGAGATTTATCAAAATCAGATACAAAAGTACCATTCTTAGGTTTGATACTAATCTGAACTTTACCAAACTGTGGTGGATCTAATTCTTCACCACCCACAACAGCAACTGACTCAGTTTGTGGGAAGATTGTACCAATTATTGCTTCGTAATCTCTAGGTGTAACTGCTCTATATTGTGCTGAGTAAAGTCTTGGAGCGAAATACTTAATAGAAGACACATCTTCTGCTTCAGAACCGTTAGAAGCGTTTGAGACAGTAGTTAATGAAATTGTATCAGATGGTGTAAAGAGTGTAGCATCACTCTTTGTGAATGAACCTTGGAAACTAAAGTTTGCTGCACCATTACCTGTCGCACCATCACTAACGATATATGATGCAGTCACAATTGAATTATTTTCTAATTTTCTACCAAAGAATCCATCTCCGAATAATATTTCGTATTTCTGATCTTGAACTTCTTGTGCAAGGAATATTTCTGAGTTTTTATCTATATTAAGTATATTATCAATCATTTGATACTTTCTACCTAATGACGAATCAGCAGGACCTGATACATAAACTCTTAAAGTAGAACTATCAATATCTGGACTGTCAATAATAAACCTTTGACTTGTTGATGTATCAATACGATATGTTCTTGTAAGGTAAGTTCCTTCATATACAGTGATAGGATCATCAAATTGAGCAAATGATGTTCCATTAATATCTCTAACTCTTGATGAAACAATACTATCAGGTATTGAAAAACGATATGTTGTATTTTGAGAATTACCAACACAAACAAGTCCTGGTCGTAGAGTTAAGAACTTAGGAGTGCTATCATTAGTTGCTCCGACATTTATGTCGTCAAGTCGAATTGTCGCTGTTGCAGCGGTTTTTGAACGGGGTACATAACCAATATTACGAGCAAGAGATACTACATTTTCACGAACAGTTGCTGAATCTAAGAATGCTTCGTTTGCAACTAAGTTAGCATTAAATGAGTTAATATAGGTATTATAAGCAAGAGTATCAATTAGAACCGAGAAGTTTGAACCTTCAAAGTCAAAATCTGCAAAATCTGAGTTTGAACGTAAAAAATCTCTTATTTGTGCTCTGATATCATCAAAGTCTAAACTTGTAAACTGAGTAAAGGGCATATTATCTCGTTGGTTCTAAAATGAAAGTGAAAGCTTGTGTCGGAACATTCAATCCAACAATATCAAAAAGCACTTTTACTTCAAAAGTATTATCATCAGGTTTTGCATTTACCTCAACACCAATTTCACCGACTCTTGGTTCGTAATTACCTATTGTATCACGCACTTGGTCTTCAATAATCTGAACTGTATGTCTTGTAAAGTTCTCAAATAGTGAATCACGAATGTCTGTTCCTAAATTTGGTCGAAAAAACCTCTCTGTTGGAATTGTTTCGACTAAATTCCTCACTGACCTTACGATTGCTCGCTCATTTATAAGCACAGGAAGGTCTTTTGTCACTGGATGAGGTGAAAAAGAGAAACTTATATCCTTAAATGCTCTTGATTTGCGTGGAATCGCCATTATTAATGCTTTTAGATTTATTTATACCCTATCTCGCATAATCTTTCATTACATAATCATCAGTGTCGAAGTATTCAAGCACCCACCAAGCAACTGAACGTGGATTTTTTGTT